CAACTCCGGCGTGAGTTCAGTCTTGCTCATCATTCGCTCCTATCGCTCCTGCTTCGCTTGAAGGTGGGGAGAGGGGCCGCGGTTTTGGGGCCGCGGGGGCGCCGGGAGCGAGTCGACGCTTGCTTCCCCTCACGAGTCATAATACCACATGGCGAGCGCGACAGCCCGCGCTGCGGCCGTTCTTCTCCGCTTGCGCGCAATAGACACCTCCACGTCGTTGCGCACCGCTGCGATGGCGCCGGCCAGCTCCGCAAGCAGCGCCTCCGCTGCGGCCACCGCAGTGCGATACTGCTTCTCCTCGCGGGCGGCACGCTCGGCGGCGCGCTTGGCTGCCTGTGCCTTGGCCGCCGCAGCCGCCTCGGCGCGCGCCGCCATAGCGGCACGTACAGCTTGCTCCTCTTCTGCGCGTCGCACCAGTAGCTGCAACGCCTTGAGCAGCAGCTTCTCCAGCGCAACCGCGTCGCGGAAGAACGCGGCGTCGTCAAAGGTCGGCGTGACGCTGACCTCTACTATCTCCTCGACGGCCTCGACCAGCTTCTCGCGCTCGGCCTTCGACAAGTCAAGATCGGCAGCAAGATCGGCAAAGCGCCGCAAGAACTCCCTGGCAATCCGCCTGGAAACAAGCCGCACACGCGACACGACCGCGCCGCCGGAGGCCGCGGGTTGCGCCACGACCTGCGTCGCTCCCCACGAGCCGCCCCACGCGCTTCCCCAGGATACGCCCCAGGCTGAAGCCACTACGCAGGCCCCCACGGATCAAGTTCGGTGCCGGACCCGTCGATGTCGATGCCGTTCACCTTGGCGACGTCCACCGGAATCGCGGTCAACTGGAGCGCGGCGACAACCGCGTCAGCGATCTCCCCGGCAGTCGGCGCCGACCCGCCGGAAGTCGAAAAGCTGATGGCCTGCACCGGCTGCTGGTAGTTGACGCGGACGACGTAAGAGCCGTTAGTAGCCACGAACGGGTCGCCGCCGCCCTGCACCAGCAGGATGCCGTCGGTCACCGTCAAAGTGTGGTTGGCCTCCTGCGGCTTGATCCTCCAGCCGTTCTGCAGGAAGTCGTAGATCGGCACCTTGGTGCCGGCCACCGTGTCAATGTCGTCGCCGCCAAGGAGTGTCATCGCAATAGGGTACTTGCTGTTATCGGATGTAAGTAGCCAGTCTACCCACCGGCTCCACAGATCGCGAACACTCAGCGTTGTGGTGCCGGAGGACAGATTGATCCGCTTCGTCGCTCCGTCGAATGAGATCGCCACGTTGGCCCCTTACTCCAGATAGCCACGATCCTGCTCGGCCGTCAGCGTTATCGTGATGCCTTTCGCCCTTGTGATGGTCCCGGTCGCCACGACAGGTTTTGCCGAGCCCGCGTTTCCGGCCACAACCGTCACAGGGGCGTCCTGGCCGGCCGAACCGCCGCCGCGCTGCACGTTTCCGTCGTAGTCGTACGTGAAGGCGATGCTCGCTGAGCTTATCGTGCCTTGAATCGGGTTGCCGTCCTTGTCGTTCACCGTGATGGCTCCGGAAGTGCCATAGTCGTTACCGGCGTTCGCACCGGCGTCGTCGTTGGTGAAATACATGCGGTAGTATCCGGTGCCGCCCGCGGTCAGGAAGCTATTGAAGTTCAGCGTTCCGGCCGAGGCGTACGGGTAGGTGCGTTCGACGTCGTTCTGGTCAAGGAACACAACACGGTTGAGGTCCGCCGGGATAACGCCGCCGATGAACACGCCTCGCGTGGTGTACAGCGTATCCCCGACGAAGTAGCACAGCTTGTTCGCCGTCTTGCCTATCACCGTTCCAGCGCCGCTGTCGATGTCCGAGTTCTGGCGGAGGAGGTAGTTGACCTTGGTGTAGATTTGCTCCAGCGTCGCGTTCGCGGTGGTGTTGTCGATGTACACCCGGAACGGGTACGCGCCGATGTCGTAACCTGTCTGGTTGGTGTTGAAGTACTCGACAGTGATGGAGGTGTAGGGCGCGTTCGCGGCCACCGTCGCGTCGTTGGCCTGAATCTTCAGGTCAGAGCTAACGGAGATCGGGAGCGCGATCTTGAACGCTCCGGTGCCGGTCTCGCCTACGTTGGCAAGCTCCGCGTCGTCGTACAGGTAGCTGTACTCGCGGCAGAACATCTTGAAGTAGGTGCGAGTGTCGAAGTTGCCGTTGCTGGCGTCACCGAACACTTGGATCGCTTCGTTAGGCGCGTCGGTGAACGTGAAGTTAATTGCAGGGCCACCGGAGGCACGCTGGTAGTACAACTGCGCGCCGGCCGGGAGGCCCGAGGCAAGAGCAACGATGCCGACGTATTGTCGGGTAAGCTGGCCGGCGGCGCTGTACTCGCTCCAGCCGGCGTCGCGAATCATCTGCCGCGTGGCGTCGTTGGCGGGCTTCCAGCCGTTGTACGTGCCGCCCGGGTCTTGACCGAAGATGTACTGACCAGACCGCGCGTCGATGATGTTCATCGGGAACGGATACTTGTTGTAGGCGCTGGTCGTCCACAGGTCTACGAACTTTGCCCAGAGCGCGTTGCCGGTCACGCCGTCCTTGGCGATCAAGTTGCCGGCCTCCACCAACGTAAACGTCTTGTCCGTAGTGTTCAGCGTGATTTCCGTGCCTACGTTGAGGTCATCCGGATCGATGATCTTTGCCATAGTGTTTCCTCAGTCGATGTAGTAACGATCAACCACTTGGTTTATCGGCACTGAGCCGTTAGACGCCGGCAGCGTGTACCCGCGGATGTAGAACGGAATGTACCCTGCTTTGAACACTCCGATGTCCACGCTGGCCCCGGAGTCGGTGTAGCTGTAGTTGTAGGTCGTGGAGCCGTGCTCGTCAACGTTAACGCGCTCAGTATTGGTGCCAGCGTCGAGAATCACGATGTCAGACCCCGACACGAGGCCGGTCAGGGTCAACGTGATGTTGTTGTTTACCGTGACCGTCGCGCCAGCGGTGCGGATACTCGGTGTCGTTCCGCCAGAAATGTTGATGACAACGTTACCGCTGGCGATGTTCACGTAGATCGCTTCGTTGCCGGTGCTGCCGTTAACGCCGGCGTACCCGCTGAAGGTGTTCCCGGTGAACGTAATCGTCCCGGCCGAACCAGAGACTTCTATCGCGTGCCCTGTGCCCGAGGACGTAAACGTGCTCCCTGAGATCAGGGCCATGTTGGCCAGCGTGCTGCTCGTCACCTTGGTGTCGGTGAACTTGCAGTTTGTCAGCGTCGCGCCGTTCTGCGTGAACGTCGGGCAATTGATGAAGCTCATGCCGGAGAACGTCAGCGCACGCAGCGTCACCGTAGCGTTTACCACTGTGGTGCCGGTGAAATCGTACGTTGCCGAGGCGCTAGAGGCAGAATCAACCTCGAATCGGATGCGCGACTCCGACGTGATTGTGGAGTTCCTAATCTTGATGATGTCGCCGGCGCTGGCTTTTATCACCACGCCGAGAATGCCCTCATCGATGTGGAACATGCCGCCGTACACGCTGCCGGCTACGCGCACGAAATCGAATGTCGCGAGGTTGACATCGACAAACAACGCTTTGCTTCCGCCGAACACAATAGGTGCGTTCAACTGGCCGTTCACCAAGTACGGGAGCTGCAAGCCGTTGATCGCCGTCTTGACGTCGGCCCACGTTGCCGGAGTCCCAGAGGCCCCACCGTACAGGACGATCTGGTTCACGTACACCATCATCGAGTGTTGGATGTGGTTTACTTCGTCGGAAAACGACCCTTGCTCCAGAACCCACTTTCGCGCCACAGAGAACGACGGGGGAGTCGTACTCACGCTATGGTGTGTGGCGACAGTCTGCGCCGGCTGCACGGCCCAGAAGTTGCGGTTGTCGCCGGACGTCTGCGGATACGCGAACCCGCCGATAATCCAAGACTTGTAGTTGTTGGACGAATCAAGCAACGGGAAGCGCACCCCGTACCCGCTGGCGGCGTCTCCGGTGTCGTAATACTCTCGCGGAGCCGTGTAAAAGTACGTGCCAAGCAGGTAACGCCCGGCGCCCGTCAAGTTGATGTTCGTGCCAAAGTCGCGTATCGCGCCCGTATGACACGGGAAGTTCGTTGTGCTGGGGGTGATGCCGTTGGCCGACCAGAATGGGACGATCCCGTTGTCGGGTACAGCCCCGTATGCGTCGTACGCCAGCCCGGCCTCGCCGATGTAAATGCGGCTGACCGTCGGGTTCGTCGACCACACGGTCGTAATGCGCAGCCTGATCCAGTACGCCGACTGGCCGTTGACGGTCGTGGTTGTCCCGTCTGCCGGCCGCCGCCACTGAATAACCTGCCGGTCTGCGACTGCAGAAGTGAAGTTGGAGGTCTGATCGAATCGGCTCGGAACTGCGACCCAGGTCGTGCCGTTGTAGTACTCAATCGCGAACACGCCGCCTACGCCGGCCGTGCAGCTCGCTCGGTTCACGACGAGGGAGTTGAATGGGTTGGCGTGGCCGATATACATCGCGTCGTTAACGACCTCCGATGCACGCCACGCCACGTCGGCGGTCGAGTCGTTGGTCGCCGCCGTAGTGATGTTCGTGAACGAGCCGCCATCATCACGGAAAACGTAGGTGGGGTTTCTGATTTCCCACCCAAGGAAGTTAGCGGTGCTTGTCTCGTTTGAGATCGCGGCCGCCGCCCGCTCCCTGTGGTAGCCGGTGTCGATCAGGTCATGCACCCCCGCTGCGGGACAAACACCGACACGTCCGTTCGTCGCGTTGCGAATTGCCAACTGCAGGAATACAAGTACGTTGGTGGTCAGCGTCCCGGTAAAACCGATGGTGTCTGCAACGCCGTCGGTGGGCTCCGTGTACCAGCCGCCCAGAAAGGACACAGTATTCGCATCCTGCGCGTCAACCACCACCACCCCGCCGGTAGACGGAGTCGGGTTAACCGCGCCGTCTACGCCGACGCCGAACAGGATCAGCGAGTTCGCGTAGTTGACGTTAAGGCCGGTCATGTTGTACGGCGGCCCCGAGGACGCGCTGTTCGATCCGACGATGTCGATGAAGTCGCTGGGCGCCGTGTTGTAGTAGGCGTCCCGAATGCAGAACACGCACCCGGTCCACTCATCAGAAGAGCCGGTGAAGGTACACCGCGAGGCAGGCAGCGACGTCACGCGGGTGTACGCCACCGCCATGCGGATCGAGCCCGCCGTTAGCTCCCCAGACCCAGGAATGGTCCAGTTCGACGTGATTGTCGCGCCGGTGCCATCCTGCGAGCAGATGGCGACGAGGTAGTCCCCGACCTGTACCCCGGCCGGGTTCGACATCACGAACGTCGTCGTCGCAACTGATTCCTGCGAGGACGCGACGCTTACCACGTATGCCATAGCTTAGACTCCGGCCAGCGGCGGGGTGGCGTCGTTGTACTCCGGCACGACGCCGGAGGGCATGCCGTCCGGTCCAGTGACGATGTTCAACTTTGCCGGTCGCATAGCGGCCTGCAGCGTAGCACTGATCTGCGCCTTCGTGATGTTCTCGTTCGACACTCGGTCGCGCGCCTTTTCTTCGAGCCGCGCTTTCTCCATCGCGATGTCCGCAGCCTTCATGCGCTCCTCGAACATGCGCTGCTGCTCCGCCTCGGTCTCCAGCGCGTACAGGCCCTTCGTCGCCATGCGCAGCGCCGTGATGGCGTTCTCGCCGGCGGTCTGCTGCGCCTGCGCATCCTTCAGCTTCGTGTTGGCAATCGTCTCCTCGATCTTCGCCTGCAACTCGAACAACTCCAGGCGCTTCTTCGCCAGCGTGAGCTGCGCGTCCACCGCCGCCATCTCTTGCGCCACCGGGTCAACGGGCTGCTGGTTGGCCGCGGCCTGCGCCTGCATCGCCTGCTCCTGAAGCTGCTGGTCGCGCTCCGCCGCCTTCTTGATCATCTCGATCAGGGCCTCGCGGTTCACGAGGCCGCTGTTCTGCACGACGCCGATCAGGATCGCCTTGTACTCAAGCGACTTCGGGTCCATCGTGTTCAGAAGCTGCACGAGGTTCATGGTCTCATACTCGCGCTGCATGATGCCCATTGTCGACGTCGCGGTGAACGTCGGGTTGATCGGGACGTAACGCGGCGCGTTGTACTGCATCTGGCGCCACAGAATCTTGCGCAGCGACGGAATCAGCAGCCCGTCGACGAAGCGCATCAGCGTGCGCTTGTGGCGCTTAACGATGCCGGCAAGCGACATGGACACGGCGCCGGAGCGCGCATCCCCGCCGGCGCCACGCTGCGCCATGGCGATGCTGTCAAGGGAGCCGGTAGCGCGCTGCACCATCTGGTCGAGCGTGCCGGCCTGCTGCCATGTGTTCTGATCGATCTCCCCAAAGCGCATCGGGTTCAGGATTTCCCGCGGGCTGCCGTTGGTGAGCAGCGACTTGCCAGGGTAGACCTCCAGCTTGAAGCCGCGCGGCAGCCGCGTGGCGTCCATCGCCATCAGCGGCGCGGAGGTGAAGGCCAGCGCGTCGGCGCGGGAGCGCAGCTCCGTGTCAAGCAGCGAGGCGGACGAGAACCCCTTCTCGCACACTCCGCGGCCCCAGAAGCTGCCCGGCACGATGTCCCACTGCATCGCCACCACCGGGCGGTCCTGCATGAGGAACGGGTTCTCGGTGGCCTTGATGCAGGTGCTGCCGTTGGCGATCACCACAATGGCCTCGACCATGTCGGCGTCGGTCACGTCCTCGGAGGGCGCCTCTTCCTCCCCGCTGTCGAACAGCGCCACCGGCTCCTCGGCCTGCGGCTTGGGTGAGAGCAGATGACGGGGCACGAGGCCGTAGTAGCGCAGAATCTTCGTCTTGTCGTGAGCGTACTCGTTCTCGGCCTGCTTGTTCGGCAGCAGCTCCTGGTCGCCGGCGTCCGTTCCGATCTCGACGTCTCGGTATGTGCCGTCCTTCTGCCCCTTGACGATGACGTGCGAGCCGACGTATTCCTCGATGGCGCAACCCAGCGCGTCGTCGATCTTGCGCGCGTTCGGGTCGATCAGGAAGTTACGCGGGTGAATTGGCTTGATCGGGGCCGAGAGCCGCTCTACGGTCCTCACGGACGGGACCGGCTGGCCCGTGATTTCGTCAATCGCGGACGTGATTTCGCGGATCATCTTCTTCTCGACGAGCACCTCGGCAATGCCGGTGCCAAAGATCGCCGCGTTCATCACGCACTCAGACAGGTCGAGGACGTAGTCACTGGCAGCGAGGTCTTCCTTGAGCGCGATCCGGTTGCGCTCAAGAGCTGCTTTCTCGATCTCGTCGTCGGACTTTTCCGCCCCAAAATCGAAAAAATCCCCGCGACCGAACACTGCTTCCTCGATCTCGGAGACGCAGTTCTCGACGGCCTCGGACAGCGCCGGTGAGATCACGGTAGACCGCTCGTTCTTTTTCTTCTTGTCCGCCACGTCGTAGATGCCGCGCCACTGGCGCTCAAACGCATCCCACGCCAGCTCGAAGTTGGCGGCGCGGTGCTCGCGCCACTGGCTCACGTGGTTGTTCACCCAGGCCACCAGGGCGTCGTACTGATCGCGCGGCTTCTCGTAGTCGGCAAAGACGGCCGAATCGCGCGGATCGTCGATGATGGTAGCGTTGCCCGCGCCAACGGCGCGCTCGGTTCTCAGCCCGTAGGGGTTGACGCGCATGTCGTTTGCCACTCGTGTCTCCTCAGAAGCCTACGACCGCATCGAGCGGTGTCCAGTACG